AATATTGGGTATATCAAAGAAGACATGACCGAACCAGAGTTTGCTATTGAAATTTAGAAACTCTTTCTGATAACCTTAAACCGGGTAACGGTGGCCTTTAGTATCTCACTACAGCCTCCTTGCCCGGCATCTGAACTCAAAGTATTAACTAAAAAATATCGTTGCTTATCCTGTCTGACAAGCCATCCTATGCTACGGCATTCAATTGGGGCCTCTAGAAAGTCAGACTCCTCAGTCCAACCCCCGGATCCTGCGTGGTCTAGCCATCTAATTTCGCACAGTTGATATTTTTTATACTTGTAAGGCATTTATAATTCCGTTGACTGCAATTATGGCTAATAAAAATTGTAGTCCTACTAGGTAGAATGCATTTTTCCAGTAACCCCATAAGGCCCATAATAAATCTGCGAAAAAACTAATTATCCAACCCCATAAATAATGCTGTTCCGAAATTAAATACACAGCAACAACAGTTATAACGGTGGCAAATACCTCAAGTTTTAAAATCACAATTTAACTTGTGCTTGATAATCCTTTATAGATTTACTTTCTTGATGCCATTTATGACAATCGTTGCAACTTTTTCTTCTGTATGCCCTAGTTAAAGTGAACTTAGGCTGTGACCGAAATATAGTGTTCTTAGATCCACAATTAGGACATGAATCTGTTGTGCCTTGCCAGAAGTTCATATTTGGGAATTGCTTCATATAGGGCCTGAGTTTTTGAAAAACTCTCTCAAGGCTCTTGATGTCACCACGACAATAATGAACCATTTCCTTCAAACTTTTGGTTCTAGTTTTTAAATCACTATGCTTAGAGACAATATCCTTCCACATAGCAAAGCCACGGTGTTCTACCTTCCCGGCATCACATAAATGACGATCCAAAAAGTCTAGTCTGTAATAATCAAAGCCAAACTTTCTCGCTTGTTTTAAAGTGTCTACTACGGTAAGACTCGGTAAAGGCTTGAGTCCGTAGTAAATTGCTCTAGATTCTAACTTAGGTATGTCGAACCGATCACCATTCTGGTGGACTAATATGTGGTTATTTTCAGCACAGTCCATCAACATTTTATGTAATTCCGTTACAACCTTTTTATCGTTCCGTGGTTGCCGGGGATTAATTTCTATGCTGTGTATAGTTTTATTGCCACTATACTTCCATGCACCACATATTAATGTCGTTGGTTCTACTACACAGTCATGTGTAATGTAGTCTGTTTTAGCTTGAAACTGGAGGCACTCCATAGGCGCAGTTTCAATATCCCAAAAAATGAACATGCTACCAAGAGCCTATGACAAACCCCATAATAAAATATCCTGCATACCAAATAAATCTAGGCAAAGTTTCTAATATGATTGTCCAGTCTGTCCACAATTCTTTGATTTTATTTAACATTATGTTCATCCCATCTTCTGTTAATTCGATTAATTCTTTCATTCGTAAGTCATTGTTTCTTCGTTATTCTGGTAGATGCTGTAATATCTCTTTTCAATATAAATGCGAATTTCAGCCTCTCAGGAGGTCATTTTTTCCATGCTCGAACAGATTGTTCTGCTGACCGACCCACCACATAACCTCCAAGACCTATTTTCAATAAATCCCACATGTCAGGCGGTATCTCAAGCATTGGTGCGTTGTCCATAAACAACGAAAGGTACGGATAAATGATGTAGTTGTTAGCAATAATTATCCCAAACAAAATCATAATACAGGGTCGCCAGTTTGACGTTAGCCACGACTTGCTCTGTGCCTCGGCAATCACGATGTCAGCTTGTTTTTCAAACTCTTTAAATGATCCATCAGCAATCATTGATTGAAACTCAAGCTGTGCCTCTTGCTGTTTTTCCTTATCAGGGAATAACCGCTTTATAAGAGTGTTAGCTAATGGTGCTAATATCTGTATCATCTTACTCTCGCTATTGTTTCATTGGGCAACATTTGTCTCACTCTACAATGAGGTCTAACATATCTAATTCCTTTATCCTTAAACGTATCATTTAAAAAATCTTTGAATCCTTGATTCGTTTTAAACTTGGCACACTCTATTGCTGTTGGAAAGAAGTAGCTTGTGTTTAACTCGTCAACTCTCCCATCGTGATAATAAAGTACTAGGATAATGACGAATTTACTCATGCTAACCTTGAACCAATAAGTCCATCTCCTCTGCTGTTCTGTTTTTTAATTGTTCACCACGCTTTGAACTCATTAGTTCAACACCTGCGCCAATCCAATCGTTATTCTGTATCGCTGAAATCATGCGTTTAAATTGCATGAATCTATTTCTACCTAAATTAAACATAACGCTTGTTAAGGCTGTCTTTCTGTTATCACTAAAGGTGTTCCAATCTGCGAATATTTGATCTAAAGCACACGTTGCCCATTCAATATCATTTTTTAAACACAATTCTGCCGTACATTCCGTAGGGCCATCCTCTATTAATGCGACTATTTCATCTGGCATGAACGGAGTGCTGTCTATATTCCTACCATAAAAAACTGTTCTTTTATTGGCTGTACACTTGTAAACCTCTAGTCTCAGTCCTTCGTGCTTTTTGATAAAGTCAATTAATCTCAATGGATCGAACTAGATTCAGGTTCAGCAACATAAATGACCTCATGCGTTGTCATTAAATTCCTGATTTCTGTAAAAATTAAATTGTTGTAAGTTACTTGTGCCGTTAAATGATTAATGGCATCTATCAATTCTGTATCATTTTTCATAGGTGCAGTTCGCCTACAGACTCTTCAAGAATCTGTACATTTTCAAGAATATCATCGAAATATTTGTCAGTAAGGTCATATCGCTTTTGGGTTAAGGAATTTTTTCCGTTCTGGACTAGGTTGACTATTTCATCGATAACTTCTTCTCTGGTTTGCTCGTCAGATAAAGACATAATTATGAGAAAATTTAACTATACTATATGTATAGTGTGGGAATTTGATATTGTCAACTACTCTTTATGGTCTACTTTGACCGTTTCTTCTTTGATTGATTCGTCTGCTAACTTGTAATAATAGCTGTTTGAAGGGATGAAATTTTTACTCTCTATTTTTTCTCTTTTGGATTTGTCTTTTATAACAAGAGTGTTGCCATAACGATATTTTTTAACTGCCGGGGAGCAATCATTACATGTATCAGATCTACCATGAGTGCCTAAACCTTGCTTAAAAAATTTTCTGTCTTTTTTCTGGCGACATTTCACACAGGTTTTGGTGTAAGGATATTTACGCATATCTTTTAAAAACTAACCGCCACAGCCACGACCTGGTTATAGATACGCAAGTCATAATTAATGCAATACCCATACTGTCAAATATCGTTGGGTAAAATCCAAATATAGGGAAGATATATAATTGGACAACAACTGCTAAAAAAAACCCGGAACCAACATCAATTAAACTTTCTATGAAACTTCTCATACACCACAATGACCACTATCACAGGAATTTCCAAACAAATCTAAAGTATTATTTATATCAAATTTTACTTCATCTATAGGAACACAACTTCTGTGTAAAAATGGAGGGTCTTTAAAATTAGTTTCTTCCACTATTTTTTGTAAATCTTTTTCATATTTTACAACCATAGCAAATTCTTCTGGATTATTTTCTTTTAAATCATGCCATTCAGCATCACTCTTAAAAGGACAGAAATAACAAGCAGACCTTGGCGGTCGTGGGTAATTATTATTTTTCATCCACTCCAAACAATGACCTCTAGTAAAATCTTTTTCAATAAGTGGATAACGATTTTCAATAAAGTGATATTTTGAGGGTTTCATTCTATGAGCCTCGTCATAACTGATACCCATCCATTGAATTACCTTTACTTGTTTTTCTCCATGTTTAATCTTCGCAAGTTCTTTAATCTTTTTTACTATTGGGTATATCTTATAAACTGTAGTACATTGTCTAGACATCATAGACTTATCACCACGTTTATTAATCATGTAAGTAGGTGCATTAACTGCTATGTATTTTTTTCCTGTTTTCTCATTAGTTCTTACTAAAAACGATTCAGAAACTATGTCTCCCTTTGTTATTCGATGTACAGGGAAAGGTAATTGTTTCTCCAACCAATCTAACCATTTATAAACTTCTTTTGGTTCTGCCTGAGTATCAGCGAAAATAGCACAATCAGGCATAGGTGTTATTTCACCATGTTTAGCCATCAAAACTAATGCAGATGATTGAACCCCTGCGCCTAGACTAACAACATTTAAAAATTTATTGGTATCCGTCAAATTCAATTCTCCCTAATTTTCCCTCTAACCTGATGTCTCTCATTTTTTTAAGTTGTTTGCGATAATGTTTTGCAGCCTCTTTTTCAAAAGTTTTCCATCCTCCCGGGGGTTTATATAGGGCATCATTTTTTAATTCAGTAATCATTTCAGCAATTCCGTCACCCATGACCTGAGTAAAAATTTTATTGTGTAAGAAAGGGTTGTTCTCAACTAACTCATGGTGAGTAGCACACAAACACAGGCAGTTATCTGGATGGTATCTAGTTATCTTATATTTTCTAGAAAGGAAATGACTGCATTGCATAGCCCTATCACCACATGTAGCCCTGCCTTCTTCACTTATTACTCCGCAATTAGGATATTCACAGATCCAATTGGCCCTTTCTCTAACACATTTACTAAAATGTATATCGGCCTGTGTTAGTTTCATAAGTTACCTAAAGCACCCCTAAGATTTTCAGGCGGTTTATCTTCTTCCAACCAATCATTCAATTCTTCACGATGTTTTTGCCGAACATCTTCATTAGTTCTATCGTTGACACCTACAAATTCTGGTAATTCTTGCCAATGAGTAACATGTGATAATCCATAAGGTTTATTATCGTTGTCTAAACTCCATTCTCGATCCTCAAATGGTGTATGCATATAACCAATTTTTATCTCTTTATCCATAGTTAGTACTAACACCCTTTGTTTTTCTGGAGGATAAGATTCTCTGATTGATTTCCAATGAACAACTGGTATGACTTCTTCATCTATTGAATGGTAAAAACACCAACCATTTTCATTTAGCATTTCAATAAATTTGACTACTGGTTCGCTCTGCTCTTGCAGATAAAGCATCAAATCTAAATCATTGTCGAATCCAAGATCATTGAGTATTTGATCTTTGGTATCATTTACATATTCGTGGTACTGCGGATTGATCGGACTATCCATATTTCACCTCGTCAGGTTGAGTTAAATTAACTCCTCTTCCGGCATAATGCTGATAACAAGCATCTAAATATTCCTGAAATTCCCTTTTTGTCATTACAGAAGAAATAGGAATAAATTCCATGAGTTCAACTTGGTTTTCATAAAGCATTTCTTCTGGTGTTGCGTGGCTTATTATTTTGTTCCACTTTTCGATAAACTTTTCTTTTCTTTTTAGTATTGGTAAACCATATAAAAACTTACATTGTCGTTGTTCTTCTTCGACTGAGTATTCATTTAATTGTTCAGCAGCCTCTTTTGCCCACAACCATTGAAGATTGTTCTGCTGACCACTACGCATAATAGCTTTTGGTAATTCATAACCACACTTAGGACATTTCATCTTTTCACCATGTAAGCCATAGTGCCGGTTTGAGTGTTGGCAATAAAATATTCAACACTTACTTTATTAATGGGTAATAATGAATTGTATGGAGGAGGAGGACACATCCACTCTGAATGGCAATGATCCAACAATTTAATGTTACATACAGTATTTTGTACATTTTTTAATTGTTCTTCATTTGTAATAATAGTATAAATTTCTGGCAAATCTATTTTTATCATATTGGTATATGAAGAAGGCAACGCAATACAAAGAACTATTAAATTTTCAAGAACCATTTTTTTTCTCTACTGTACTTTCAACAATTCTATAATTTTTAATTCTAGGTAAATAAATAAAACCTTTTTGATTTATAGTCTCAAGAGTCAATAAATAATCTTTTAAAGCTCTATCGCATTGCTCATGGTTCATTTCGACATCAGCTTTCATGTGTACACCACGCTAGTATATATGCAAAAATAAAAATAATTATTAATATCGGTAAAAGTAATATAAATTTAATCAAATCTGTTATGTACATTTTCATGTTGTATAATTGTTTCACCAAGTAGTCTTGCTATTTGTGGCACTACCGCATTACCTAAACATTTAAGTCTGTCCACCCTATTGGGAATCCCATCAACCAATCTACCCACGTTGGGTTCAGTTGCCCAGTAGTTTTGTTTCTCCCACCCTCCAAATCTACTACTACTGTCGTTAGGCTTTTTTGTGTTCCCTTTTTCCCTGTGTCTCTCCTTTGATAACCTAATCTTCCTTCGTGTGCTGCCGGGGTAGGATAAAATGAAGACCCTTTTTCTTTTGTGTAACGCACCAAGTTGTGCTGCCGATATGCTATACCACGTTGCATCGTACCGCAGTCGGGCCAAGTCTCCGAGTACTCTACCAAACCACCTTCCATTTCCCCCACTAAGCAAAGCTGAGACATTCTCCACGATGACGTACTCTGGTCGTAACTGGCTAATGACTCTGTACATTTCTTTCCAAAGTCCAGACTGACTTCCTTCAATTCCTTTTTGTCTGCCTGATGTTGAAATGTCCACGCAGGGGAACCCCCCGGTGACAACGTCACATTCGATTCCGTCTGAAATAAGTCTTTTTGCTTTGACATCTTTTATGTTTCTATAAATTGGAATATTAGGCCAATGTTTCTTTAAAACTTTTCTAGGAAATTCCTCTATCTCACAAAACGCTACTGTTTCAAAATGCCCGGTAGATTCAAGACCTAAACTAAATCCACCAATTCCTGAAAATAAATCAATTACTTTGAAAGCCATTGTATTCTTTCTAGCCTTATGCCGTTGGGTAAATTTTCTTCGGTGTAGAATACTTGTTTAAATTCAAGTAAAACTTTTTCCAAGTCGGGCGATTTTTGTTTAATCTCTTTCCAGAGTTTTTGTTTCTCGTATGGTTTAAGTTGTTTAACATTGATTGTCCTCATATCAAAAACATTCCGCGTTTAAATTCTTCTGCTGATAAAGGCACACTCGTATAAGTTGGTAAAAACTGGAACGATGGGTCTAGCCACAAGCCGTAGGTAATATCGTCTTTACCTTTTCTCTGACTGTCTAACTTTAGGTATAGATCAGGTTCATCAGCATCGCTTTCTCGATTTCTAGATACCATAAAAATGTTATCAGCTATATTAGGGATAGAACTTGTTCCGAATATATCGTATCTCGTAGGCTTGGCTCTGTGGTCAGGTTTACGGAAATGCGTAACCAAGTGAACTTGAATGTTGTACATTTTTGCTAAGTTCTTTAGCGATACAATAAAATCTTTGTAAATTTTATGAACTAAATTGTTGTCCTTTGCATGTTCCACATGAATCATCATTAAACTGTCAATCATAACGTGGTTCGCATTTAAAACTTCAGCAGAATATGCTATGAATCTTTCAACTTCATGTATTCCTATGGTCGATTGGTGTTCTAAGAACCAGAGTTTTCTAAAGAGTAAATCTGCAAATTCAGTTGACTGTCTGGAAGTAAAATCCTGTGTGCCGGTAAATGCTGAACACATGCGATCATAAGTATCTTCGATAGGCATCTCAAATGATGCAATAGAGACTACCTGATTTTGTAGTGCCAATGACATGAGGCAGAATCCTGTCAACAT